ATGTTTCGTTTTTGAAAGTAATGTTTTTGATGCTGTTTTTGATTTTCTTAGAGGCTTGCTAAAAAACAACCCAGACAAAGAAAAACTTTGTGTTGTAATAGATAGTATGGATGGGCTTCTACCCCAATCAGAACTTGAAAAGAGGACTAGTGACGCAGCAAAAGTAGCTGCTGGAGCTTTAATGACTTCAGATTTCCTTAAGAGAGTTAGTCTTGGCATGTGTAAATTTGGACATATGCTAATTATGATTTCTCAGATCAGGGCAAAGGTAGATATTAACCCTTATGCAAAAGGAGACCCAAATAATCAGACAAATGCAAGTGGTGGAAACGCTGCTTTACATTATCCAGATTGGATCTTAGAATTCCAAAAACAATTCAAGTCAGATAAAATCTTAGAAAAGCCAACCGAACAAATCGGGCCTAATAATAAAATATATGGACATATGGCTAAAGTTCTTATTTGCAAGTCTACTAATGAATCTACAGGTCAACTTGTAAAATACCCAATTAAACACGGCAGGATTAATGGAAAATCTATTTGGGTCGAACGTGAAATTGTAGAGATGCTCCTCATGTGGGACTTTATGGGTAAAAAGGGTTCTTGGTTTGACTTTGATGAAGAGATAATATCTTATTTGGCAGACAAAGAGGTTGAATCAAAAACTAAATTTCAGGGCATGGCATCTATATATGAATATCTCGAAAAAAACCCTAAAGTGTCAGAGGTCCTAGAACAGTTTGTAAAAGAAAAAATTCTATCTGAATGATATTTACATCAATACACGGTAGAGACTTAAAAATGAAAAACCCCACGAAATACTTAATTAAGTGGGATAAAAAATGCAGGAGCAAGATACAAAAAAGAGTGAAAGATTTGCTCTATAAACATTGGCTTGCAGATGTTGTCTTTGAAGAGTTCCCTGTAATGGGTTCTAGGATGACCATTGACTTTTACAACGCGAATAAGAAAATAGCAATAGAGGTTGATGGAGGTCAACACTACAAGTATAATAAATTTTTTCACGCGAATGATAGGCAGAAGTTTCTAGAACAATTAAAAAGAGACGAAACAAAAGATAACTTCTGTGAAATGAATAAAATAGAACTTATAAGAATCATAGAATCAGATAAATTAGATGACAATTTATTGAAAACACTAAAAATTATATGAATCCAAAAAAACAAAACAAACAAGAATCAACAATACCCGAAAGCCTCCTTACCCGCCTTTATGATAGTACTGGATGCATGTCTTACGGTACAAAAGGACTCCTACTTTTTTATGTTAACGATGAAGGGACCCCATCTGTTTTCTCTAATACAAGTAACGCTTGTATAGATATGGCTCTCCATAAACTTGTAGAGCTATACATGACACAACCACAAAGACCAAACGACAACTTATGAAAATTTTACTTATACTCGCTTTCCTTTTGGCTGTTAACACTTCTTGCTATGCTCATTGCGGAAATTCTTGCTACCAAAATTCATATAGACCTCCATCGACAGGGTTTCTTCCTTGCGGGTGCAGCTACTATTCAAGGAAGAAATTTGTTGGTTGGGATTGTAACAGAAAGCCCATCTATCGTTATGTTAAAATAAGTTCACATAAACGTTGCAGGGAAAGACATTATGTGCATAATAGATATAAACCAAGATACTACCTCCCCACTTATAAAAAACCACAAAAAAGATAAATTTAAATAATGATATTCTCATATGAAATAGAAAAGAAGGTTCTGAGCGGGCTTTTGCAGCACCCCGAAAAGTGGGAAGAGGTTTCTTCCTTTCTTAATGATTCCGATTTTTACAGTGAAGACTCTAAGGTTAATATTTCTATATTCAAGCTCATAAGAAACGCTCTTGATAACGCGGAAATTATAGATGAAACAATTCTCATCCAGCGACTTGATCAACTTAAAGTTTCTTTTCCAGACAGCATAGATATTTCTGAATATGTTTTTTCTTTGGCTTTTTATAAGATAAGCGGTGAGATTTTTATCTCATCGGTTAAGGAGCTTAAAAAATATACAGCAAGAAGAGAAATTTATAATTCCTGTAAAGATGTAGCCTCCTTCGTGAAGAAGGCTGACCCAAGCTTAAAGTATGGAGAAATAGTTGAGAAGGCTGATAAAATTTATAACGACAGTATACAAAAGTTTGAAATATCAGACTCTGGTCCTGTGGATTTGTTTGGCATGATGGAAGATGTAGTTGAAGAGAGGGGTAATAACCCCGTTACATTCTTTGGCTTAAAAGGCCCTCATAAAAGACTAGAGGAAATTTACGGATCTTTACTCTTGGCTGGGAACATTACTGTTGTTGTTGCTCGATCTGGAGTAGGCAAGACTCAATTTTGTATGGATTTTACAACTAAGGCAGCAGCCTTGAATAATAAGGTCCCAATCCTTCATTTCGACAACGGAGAAATGAGCGAAGAGGAGTTGATATATCGTCAGTGTTCTGCTATATCTGGAATTCCAGTATGGTTACTCCAAACTGGAAAATGGAGAACATCAACCTATGGAGATCTCACCCAAGAACAAGTTGTATCTAAAGTTCGATCCGCTTGGAAAAAAATCAAAGGTATTCAGTTTTATTATGAAAATGTAGCTGGTATGTCTGTTGATGAAATGTGTTCCGTTTTGAAGAGGTTTTATTATTCAAAAATAGGAAGAGGAAACCCTCTTATCTTTAGCTTCGACTATATTAAAAGCGATTTCAGTAACTTGGGTAAGTCTGATGGTTGGCAACAAGTAGGCAGAATGGTTGACAGCTTTAAGCAAGCTATCCATAAAGAGTTATGCTTTGATGGTAAGCCTTGTGTTTCCATGATAACTTCTGTACAGTCTAACAGATTGGGAATTACAACAAACAGGCAAGCTGGCAGCATTGTTGATGACGAAAGTGTAGTGTCTCTATCCGACAACATTACTCAGTTCTGTTCTCACTTATTCCTTTTGCGTAAAAAAGTCGCAGAAGAAATACATGAAGAAGGTGATAGTTTTGGAACACATAAACTAATCAATTTGAAGTCTCGCCATATGGGCAAATCCGCATTAAGAGGGATAAACCCAGTTAGGATGCCAGACGGAACTAATAAAAACAATTACCTTAACCTTAAGATAGAAAACTTCAACATAAAAGAGGTCGGAGATTTGCAGGACTACGTTGACTCAGTAAATAACGAAGATGTCGGAGTGGTTGAGAATGATATATCTGACGATATACCAAATGTATTATCTACATGACCGATTACAAAAAAATATTAGAAGAGCTAGGGTATAGGTTAAAAGACCACGGATCTTATTGGAGAACAAATGCTCTATATAGATCTGGAGACAACGCCTCTGCAATTCAAATATACAAAGATACGGGAGTTTGGAAGGATTTTGTGGAAGACACTGAGTTCTTGCCATTTCAAGCTCTATTAGAAAAGACTCTAAATACAAAAGACCAGTCAATATTAAAGCCTTACCTAAATAACAGTTCTTTAAATACGCTAAGTCGCCCATACCAAAAAAAACTTTTGAAAGAAGAAAAAACATACAGTCGAGCAGCCTTAACAAAGTTACTGCCTCATTACGATTTTTATTTAGACAAGGGAATATCCCAAGCTACACTGGAAAAATTTAATTGCGGTTTAGCTATGTCTAACAAAATGTATCAAAGAATGGTGTTCCCTATTTTTCGTTCTGATGGAAAAATACACGGATTCTCAGGTAGAAAAATAACAAACGACAAAAAACCGAAATGGCTTCATGTCGGAAGATGTTCTGATTGGTTTTATCCTTATTATTCAGTTAAAGAGATAGAGAAAGAGATCTTGTTAAAGAAAACCCTTCATATAGTTGAGTCTATAGGAGATTGTCTGTCGCTTTATGAAAGCGGAGTAAAAAACGTTTTAGTATCCTTCGGTTTAAATATATCCCCAAAATTTATATCAAAGTTGAGCGCGATGCCAATTGATAAAATATTCGTATCTTTTAATAATGATTTTAATTCAGAAAGAAACAGGGGTTTTGAGGGTGCTATTAAATCAATATTTAAGCTCTCAGATTGCACTGATTTTGAAAAGATATATTTTGCCCCGCCAACAAGTAATGACTTTGGAGAAATGACAAAAGATGAAATTGATCTTTACATAAAACACTGTAATGCGTTAGATCATGAAGAATCTTCTTCTTCAATTCTATCCATTGCAGAAGATATGGAAGATCGTGGTATAAACAAAGCATTTTCGTCTAATTTTAAAAAATACAAGAAAACATACAATTTTAATTATGGAAACATCTAACAAACCTCTATCCGCATCTAGGATTAAAACACTGCAAATGTGTTCTTGGCAATACTGGTCAAAATATCATTTGCGTTTACCCGATAAATCTAATCATGGTTCTCTTCGTGGCACAATTTGTCACGCAGTTTTTGAATTATTGGGAGATCCAAGACATAAACATCATTATACTAAAATAGTAAAAAAACAAAACATTCAAGCATCTCCAGCAATCGACAGGATGGTTTTGGCTTATTCTAAAAAGTATGGTATAGATGATTTTGAGAATCTAGATTTAGTAAACCAAATGATCTTGGAGGGTTTAAATTATGATTTCTTTGGAGACAAGGACGGAAAGCCAACAAAAGCTATATCAGAAGAAAAGTTTGATATAGCTGTAAATGAAGATGGGAAGTCTTACAGAATTCTTGGATTTATAGACAAGCTTTATTTGTTTAAAAGAAAAAAAACCGCCCTCATTAGGGATTTTAAAACATCCAAGGCAATCTTCGCGGGAAAAGAATATGAAGACAATATGCAGGATTTAATGTATTGTTTGGCTATTAAACATTTATACCCAGAATATATTAAAAGAAAGATGGAGTTTCTTTTCTTGAAGTTTGATTGTAATAACGAAGGCTTGCTTGAAATGGAGCCAATTGATACAGACGAATTAGAGGGCTTTGAATATTTTTTAACAGAAGTCCAAGGAATTATTAATAACTTTGATGAAAAAACAGCGAAGAGTAACTTGGCTTATGACAAGGGTTACCCGAAGAAAGAGGATGGGTTCGCTGGGAAGATTGTTTGCGGTTTCGCTGATTACGCTGGCAAACTTAAGAAGGACGGGACTCCAATGTGGCATTGCCCCTTTAAATTCGCCTTTGATTATTACCATCTCCTTGACAAAGATGGCGTATTTGTTTCTTCTGCATATGATAAGGAAGCCTTGCAGAAAAAGCTTGACGATGGTGTTGGTAACGAGATTAAAAAACTCAGATATAAGGGCTGTCCAGCTTTTCGGGTTGACAATGTTAGCAATCTGCTTTAATATTAAATTATGGTACCGCTATTTAAGAGTCAATTCAGTATTGGCAGATCTATTTTAACTGTTGATGATATTGTTGATATTGCGAAAAACAAATCATTAGAAGAGGTTGTCTGCGTGGAAGATTCTTTTTTTGGTTTTAGATCTTTAAAAAGCAAGCTTTCAGAGGCGGGTATCAAGTTTATTTTCGGGATCAGGTTATCAGTTGTTCAGGACTCTAACGACTCTGATTTGCGTCCTAGCAAACTTGTATTTTTTGCTAAAAATAATGATGGGGTAAAAGCCTTGAGGTCTCTTTATACTTCCGCTCACACAAGCGATAATGGTTCGCTTTCTCTTGCTGATTATAAAAAATCATTTTTCAAGGACATAAAAGTAGCTGTACCTTTCTACGATTCTTATATTTATAATAATATTTTTATGTTTGGATTGTCAGAGCTATCCTTAAGTGGTATCGAACACACTTACTTTGTTGAGGAAAATAACCATCCTTTTGATTTTCAAATAAAGAGGGTGATAGATTCTTTGGGTGTCGAGACAACCCAATGTAAGAGTATATACTATAAAAACAAAGAAGACTTTCATGCCTTCCAGATGCACAAAGCTATCTGTAACAGGAGAATGGGCAGAAGCCCTACTTTTTCAAACCCTAATCTGAACGATTTCTCATCTGATGAATTTTGTTTGGAATCTTATGTCGAAAACAGATAAAAAACTTGACTAGTTTACATTTTGTGTTATTCTCTAATCAGAGTAATGCTTAAATACGATCAAAAATATATAGTCTTTGATACAGAGACAGAAGGATTAAACCTTCATTCATCTAAGCCTTGGCAAATTGCTTGGATTGTTTGTCAGGGTTACAAAGTTATAGAGACTCACAATAGGTTTTTAGATTTTGAGGACCTTGAAATTCCAGATATAGTAAGAAAACTTACAGGATTCTCTTGGGACACTTATAACAAAAAGAAAGAAGATCCAGAAACTGTTCTTGCCGACTTTGAGGAATACTTGTATGATCCTCAATACAAAATAATAGGTCAAAATTTATTAGGCTTTGATGTCTATATGATAGCGGAACTCCAAAGAATGTTCGGGAGGAAAAGAGACTTTACTTACTTTGATAGGATTTATGATACCCGCGCATTGGGCAAGGCTCACAGAGAGGGACTAGAAAAACCAAAAGAAAACTTCCTTAGCTGGCAGTATAAAATAATAAACGACAGAAGTCTAAAGTCAAAGGTTTCTCAAATTCAATTATTAAAGTATTTTGGTATTGACTTTGAAGAGGAAAAGTTGCATGATGCTCTTTATGATATTGAGATGTGTTACCAGATCTTTTGCGAACTTAAAAAAGCAATGAACTTATGATATTTGAAGACTTTACAGATTACGATGATTGTGAGCCAGCGGGAGTAGAACTTCCAAAGACCCCTGTTAACGAGGATACCTTAATAGAGCTTGGTTTAAATTCAAATAGCTCAAACAAGGAAATAATGTACGAACTCGCTCGCAAGGGACTGAGAGATAGGGGAATTACAAGTTACAAAAACAAAGAAGTTTATTTTAACAGGGTTCAAAAAGAGTTAACAATATTGGACGAGCTTGGGTTCACTGATTATATCTTACTTAATTGGGACATACTTAATTACTGTCACGATCAAAACATACCTACAGGGGCAGGTAGGGGTTCTGCAGCGGGTTCTCTGGTGCTTTACCTACTTGGAGTTACAAATATAGACCCTATCCCTCACGACTTGTTTTTTGAGAGGTTTGTTTCTAAGAGCAGGGCTAAAAAAGTCACAGACAAAAACGGCAAAGAGTTCCTTGTCGGCAGCTTGCTTCCAGATGTTGACTCAGACATCTCTTACGAGAAACGACAGCAGGTTATTAAATACATCGAAGATGTACATAAAGGGAAAACAGCTAAAATATTGACATTCAATACGTTTAGCTCAAAGCTTTGCATTAGGGAAGCTACTAAATATTTTGATGGAGCTAAAGAGGAGGAGGCTGGTAGGGTTAGTGATATGATCCCAAAATTACACGGCAAAGTTTTTTCTCTCAATAAAGCTGAAGAAGAAAGTGAAAAATTTACAGCTTGGGCGGATAAACACAAAAAGACATTTCAAAATGCTTTAAAGGTTGAGGGCCTTACAAAGAACGTTGGAGTCCATCCATCTGGTATTGCTATTTGTTCTACAGATATTGGCGATGTAGTTCCACTCCAAAAAACAAAAGATGGTGATCTAGTTACTGCATATGACATGAACGATGTTGCAGACCTAATGGTGAAGTTTGATATACTCGGACTCAGAACTCTTACAATCGCTCACAAAACATGTCAAAAAATAGGTTTAGATCTAGAGTTGGTTAACGAGGAAGACCCGTTTATTTATGAGATACTGCAGAACTTCAATCACCCAGTTGGTTTGTTTCAAATTTCTGCTGACACAAACTTTAGAGTATGCCAAGAAGTTAAACCTAATAATATTAATGAACTTTCTGACGTTGTAGCGCTTGCAAGGCCAGGGGCCTTGCAATTCCTAGACGAGTATATTAATCAAAAACACGCACCAACAGATCTTAATTTGCAAAAAGACTTGGATGAAATTTTGTCTTGGTCTAATAATGTTATTCTTTACCAAGAACAATTAATGCAGATTGCCAATAAGGTTTTTGGTCTTACTTTGGACGAAGCGGAAACCTTGCGCAGAATAGTAGGAAAGAAGAAAGCAGACGAAATGCAAGAGTGGAGGGAAAAGATTTATAACGCTGGTTTAGAAAATCATTTAGACGAAAGAATATGTGACTTTTATTGGGGTGCATTAGAAGCTTCTGCAGATTATTCTTTCAACAAGTCTCACAGTTTCGCTTATGCTAACCTAGCAGCCAAGACTGTTTACTTAAAATACAAACACCCGAAGGAATTCTTTTTGTCTGCCCTTGAGTCTTCTGAGTTCGAGCCAGAACCATTAAAAACAGTCAACAGTGTAAACGAAGAGCTTTGTGATTTTGGCATTGTACTACTCCCTCCAAGTCTTTTTAAATCAGATATAAACTTCAAGATTGAAGGTGCAGATATCAGATACGGTTTAAACAGCATCAAGGGAATTTCTCTTAAAGCTCTTGAGAGTTTAGTAGACTTTAGAGGTGTTGAGTTTAATAATAAGTATGAGGTTTTTGGCGCAGCAAAAGAGTGCAGGATTAATATATCTGTTTTAGCCGCTTTGATTCAGGCTGGAACTATGGATGACAAGACTGATAATAGAAGTCGTTTAGTTCTTGAGGCTCAAGCGTTCAACTTATTGACAGAGAGAGAAAAGAGGAACTTCGTTAAAATAGGAGAAAGATTTGGATATGACATATTAAACTCTATAGCAGATGTTGTTGAAACAAAAGTTTTGGGAGATGACAACAAGCCTATAATTTCAGAGAAAAGGTTTGAAACATTTAAAAGAAACTTTTTGAAGTATAGGGAAATTTACAATAAGAATAAAAGCCACGAAAAGTTCACAAACTGGTGGTACGAAAACAGCCTCCTTGGTTATAGCTATTCATATTCTCTTAATGAGTGCTTTGAAGCAGATTATGGCAGATTAGAAACACTTAAAGAAGTTTCTCTATTAAGCTCCGCAGATAAATTTAAAGCCGTATGTCAGGTCAAAGATTTCTTTACAAGAATATCCACTAATGGCAATAAATACATGATGATAGAGGCGTCTGACAATACTGCCTCAACAAAGTTGTTATTAATGGACAACCAAAGAGAAGAAAAACTTTCCAATTTCCTTGCTAAAAGCAAAATTAAAAAAGAGGATATAATAATTATAAATGCCACAAAAAGCGATGGAGGCACTAGTTTCGTAGATACGATAAAAGTAGTAGATACAAAAATATTAATGAAATCAAGAGACATAAAGAAAAAATGAACTTAAAACTTTTCACACCACAAATACGTTCTGTAATTAAAGATTCGGAGACTGCTTGCATTGGCATGCATAGGCATTGCCTTGACATTGATATATTTTTTGATTGCTTTCTCGATGACCTTAGCTTATCTTGCGTAAAGATAATAGAAAAATACAAGATAAAAGAAGCTTTATATAAAGCGAGCGACTCTGTAATACAGAGGAAAAAGCGCAACAAAAACTGTTCTAAAAAATTCGACAAGTCTCTAGTTAGATTATTTAAAAATTGTTGGGAATCATCCCAAGAGATGTTTGGTTTTGATTATATACCTCCAGAAATTGTATTCTTAAATTTTCTCGATGTTGATATAGCTCCAAAAGCAATAAGAGATGTTGTTTTGATTGATAAGAATCTTGTTCAAGACATTGTCAGTGAGATAACTTTTTCTTTGAGTGATGTAGATATATCTTTGATTGAATCTATTGAATCCATCGAATCTAAAACACCATTTTCTAGGGATAAGGAAATTATCGATATGTTTGAAGAAAACGAGGTTCTTTCTCAATTTGCTGAAAATTTAAATATAAAAGCAGTAAACAATAAGTTCGATAAGATTGTTGACTTCGACGATAAAATATCTGAGATATCGACTGTTTTATGCCGCAAGAAAAAGCCTAATGTTATATTAGTGGGGACAGCGGGGACAGGGAAAACCTCTCTTGTAGAGGGACTTGTCAACAAAATTGTAAACGGAGAAGCCCCAGAGCTTTTGTCTAATAAGGTTATTTATTCTGTTAGTTTGTCTAGCATGGTTGCAGGAACCACTTATCGCGGACAATTTGAACAAAGGTTGGAAGAATTTGTTAATGAAGCTAAAAAATACGATAATGTAATTCTTTTTATCGACGAGGTTCACACTCTGGTCGGAGCAGGTGGTTCAGGAGGCTCTAAGGAGTCCCTAGAAGCTTCGAACATACTAAAACCAGAACTAGCTCGCGGAACCATTAGCTGTATAGGAGCGACCACTATTAACGAATACAATGCCACAATCAAAAAGGATAGCGCTCTAGACAGGAGATTCGAGAGGGTGACCGTGAGGGAACCTTCTAAATTCCAAATGCGTAAAATATTGCCTACAATAACCTCTTATTACGAAGAATTCCACCATGTCTCCTACTCTAAAGAGTTTATAGATAATGTTATTGATTATTGTGAGAGGTTTAGTCCAAACAAACACTATCCAGATAAAGCCGTTGACGTTGTTGACCATTGCGGGGCTCAGGCTAAAGTTAGTCACTTTGAACTTAATCCAGAAATGAAAAAGATGCAACTTGAAATCATCAGGCTGGCTAAAGAACAAAAAAATCATGATGGTTTGTTGGCAGAATTCGAAAAGAAATTATCGGGCTGGTCTGAAAGAAAGCAGTCAAAAAGGGCGGAGGTGAAAGTCTCCCATCTTGAATCCTTTTTCTCGAGAAAGGAAAGCCCTCTTTCGGGTGATGTATTTTTAAATGAGGTTTTTTCAGATATAGTTAAAAAGTTCGCAGGTCATAACAAGACAATAAATGATTTAAAAGAGTCTATAATTATTTCTAATTACAATCTAAACACAAAGGTATCCTCTCCAAGCGTTTTTTGCATCAATGGAGACGATAAAACAGGAAAAACTTATCTCATGTCTATACTGAGAGAAAACTTCGAAAGATCTGGAGCTAATACGCTTAGTTATAGCGGGATACATTTCTCAGACGCATACGCATCACAAAAAGTTATTTCTGGAGTGTCGAGCGGATCTTCTCTTTGCGAAAAAATACTAATATATCCCAACAGCATAATATTAATAGACGACTTTGATAGCATACACCCTTCTGTTGTAAATCTTTTTTCAGAAATATTTAAAGAGGGTAAGCTTGAGTTACCCAACGGAGACTGCGCTGATTTTTCTAATTGTAAGTTTTTCCTTACAAGCAGAAAAGCCTCTAATAACAAGCTTGGTTTTAATTCTTCTAAAGAAACTTCTGAATCAGTTATACCTATCGAGCTATGCTCTTCATTTAATTCTAATTTATTCTTGCATAAGCTTGACGAAAAGGCCTTGCGTAGAGTTTTATGGCATAAGCTAACAAAAATAAAGAAAAGCCTTAACATAAAGAATGTACAGTTGGACTTTGACTTCAATTTTCTCAAATCATTTGTTAAAGAAAACTCCTCCAAGAGGCATGAAATACAAGATCTTTCTAAGTCTTTTGATTTTAAAATAAATAAATATGTTCAAGCTAGGTTAATAAAGGGAGAAAAGAAAATAAACCTGAAAAAACTCAAAAAAACAGGTTGACAATACTCACAATCTGAGTTATTATCGTATACATGATGAAACAAGTAACTAAAAAGCAACGTTCGGCTGTAACAGCTATTCGCAATTCAAAAGGTCGTTTTTTCGGGCTTTATACAAAGCAAGGCTCGGTACATAACGCTCAGTTGGTAAATGAAACAGATAACTATATTACAGTTTATGACCGCAATCTAGGGAAACGAGTTAAGCTCGCAAAAACCAGTATTGATGCTGTAAAAATCAGCTAGATTATGAGTGGCAGAAGAGCAAAATACTTAAGAAAAATTCTACGAGGTGAGCTTGGATCTACATCAAAAAAGCTAGACCCAGTATCTCGTAAAATTTATCGAAGACTAAAGAAAAAATTCGTAAGTTTAAACAAAGAACAAAAATCAAAATATAAAATACAAAATTATGTCTGAAAATACACAAAATACACAAGAAAAACCTAAGTCAAAATGGCAAGAGCGAGAGCTCGGAGCTCTTTGGCGGGTAGATGGCAGGAACCAGTCTTTTTATTCTGGATCCATCAAAGTTGGGGACAAAACAGTTAAGGTTGTCTGCTTCCCAAATAAAGATAAAGAACCAGACTCTAATCAGCCAGACTTGAGGGTTTATGAAAGTGAGGATCGAGAAACTGCAACATAATGAGCGAAGAAACAATTACCAAAGACAAATCTGATTCAGTTTTATCTGACGAGGAAATGTTAAAATTTAAACAGGCTTTTCACCAAAAGCTTGGCGGCAGCATTTCTTTTGCTGAAGTTATACAAGTTGTTAATGGCATGTTACTTAAAGAGGTCGATGAAAGGATTACTTCAATGAGTGCTGAAGAGCTTATATCAGCAAATTCAGAACTTTGCGGCCCCGAAAATCAAAACGAACCTGAAGATAAAACTGAAGGTTAAATAAAACAACACAAGGGTTCTTGGGGGTTTATTTTAACCTCCAAGAATCTTTTTTTTTATTAAGGTGTAATTATCTTGAAACAACAGCATCCTTGCAAACAATATAAATGTATTTAAAATGAACTCAAGAATAAAACCAACCTCCAAAAAGATTATAGACGAATCAGGCAGACAGATATGGCATATTTCTTACACAGACGAAAAAGGCAGGGTTTATGAATATCAACACCATAACCTTAACATAGCAATTAGAAGCTGGTATAGTATGTTCACTACAACTCTTGGTATAAAGTCTGGAGGAGGATGATGTCAAAAATAGTATAATCCGTGTGATTATTTTCTTGATTTTCATTATAACATTACCTATAATATATTTTATATGGAATCCTTTGATATTTTAAACATAGAGGTGGATGCGGATGACATCTTCGAATATGTAATTGGTAATTCTTGCTATTGTCCAATAGAGACCCAAATAGATTGCGAGAGATATGCGACTTACGATCCTTTCATTTATGATTCTTTCAATAAGGAGATGATTTATCAAGACGACCCATATGTAAGCTTCTGCACTCAAGTTTCACTGCTCAAAGAAAGGTCTCCAAAAATGTCAGGTGACGAAATACACAGAATATGTGTAGAACTTCAAGAGGTTTCCCCTAAAACTATAAAACTATAAAACTATAATGACCTTAAAAAATTCCTTTCCAACATTCCCCAAAATAAACCCATTCATCTTGGGCAACGAGCCATGCAAATGTTCTGAGTTGTTTGGGTAACTTTAAAAACTTTAAAAATGAAAATGCCATTATCAGAAATCATAGATAGATATACTATAACCAAACTAAAATCAGAAAGAACATCCGAAAACGTTTCTGAAGAATTGAATTCTTATAAGAATGAGATGGACAAACACAACCAAAAAGAAACCGAGCTCTTCGTTGAAAAGCTCTATAAAATAAACGGTAGACTTTGGGATATAGAAACAAAAGCATCTAGAGAGATAAACTCCAGAGAAACTGCTCCAGAAGATACTGATTATGCCGAGATAGGCAAGCTAGCTATAGACGTAAGAGAGGTGAACTGTGAAAGAAACGGAGTCAAAGCTGAAATAGTAGACTTCTTTTCAGATGGCTTTAAAGAAATCAAAATCAATTATACCAAAACAAGTTACGGTAAAAACAAATAAATGCAAATATGAACAACTCTTTCCCCACATTTCCCAAAAGATTATTTAATGAGCCGTGTGATTGCGATCAGCTTTTTGATATTAATAATAAGATTTACATACAATCTGATGCCATGATTGCTCCTCACTGCGATGAAGGCATCCCTATTCTAGATAATAGAGACAATAATAATCCTTGTTACTATGAAGCTTACTGGAGTACCCCAATGGAGTTTGATGAATTTGGAGTTATGATACCCCTTGTTTTTGAATCTGTAATCCTACAATATGCTAGATTAAGTGACCTCCTGTTCGGTTTCGGTGATTTAGGACCTAATGCAGATTTGAAACAGTGGATAATGAGTATTGACTCCGATACTCCTTGGACGAGTCCGCTTATTGGAGCTGCTCCACTCACAAATCCTTGCAATCCTTCTGGTAACTATGTCAACTTTGTTGAGGGCGGGGTTCCAGTACTAACACAAGTTTCACTTGCTCCATTTAATTAAAAAGTATATGTCTTACATCTCAAACAAAGCAAAAGGACTATCTGGAGCAAAACACATTACACACTCTACTGCGACAGGCTCTGATGGAGAAAGAAGATTCTATGATTCTTGTAAGTCTAAAAAACTGGATATAAAGAAGACTCCCGCAAAAGATGATATGCACAAGCACACCGACTTTATTGTTGATGGAAAATCATTCGATGTAAAAGGTCTTAAAAAATCCCACAAGGAGGGCAACATTCTGATTGAACTAAGAAACGTTCAGGGAAAGTCTGGTTGGTGCAATAAATCTGGCAATCCAGAGTGGGTTGCTTTTGATTTTGGGTTGTTTTTTGTTTGCGTGAGTAATTCTGATTTATATGATTTATCCTGTGATATTTGTGATCTGAAAGACAAGGTATCTTCTATTGGCGCGGCGATGTACAAAGGATACACCCGTAAAGACAGAAAAGATTTAATGACAGTCGTTAGCTTGTCAGATGTAATTAAAGGATGTGATCATTGGCTTTTGCCTTATCAGTCTTTTTACAGTCCAATGGACCTTCTTTAAGCAACTATATAATTATTGGTTGACAAAGAAAGGTATTTAGATTGATTAAGGTGTAATAATCATTACTATGCCCTCTGCAACAAGAGTACACTCTAGCGACACTCAGATCTTCATTGATAGTGTTGCTATTGCTGGTATTCAGTCAAAAAGTGTAGAAATAAACAGGGAGTATCAAGATTTAAGGCCTTTAGGATCTACGTCTAATAAAGACAAAATACTTACCTCAAATCAAACAGTAGGTATAAACTTGGATTATTTGGTTGTCCACAATGGATTTGATCCTTTCAATACTACTAATGGTCTACTCAATATATACAAACAAGAAATCAAAATAGTAGATACGACCCATCAATTTATAGCTTCTGGGGCTTATTTGCAGTCTTGTTCTTTAGATATATCTGTTGGAGATAACCCAAGAGGCTCCGCTTTTTACGAAGCAGAAGAAATTTCTTATAATGATGGAATATTTCTAACCCCATTAGACCAAACCGAAGATCAATACGCGAGTATTTTCAGACCGCAGGAAATAATTGTTTCTAAATCATATTTTGAAGATGGTATTGAGGGTTGTGATGGTGGCGTATGTGGTTTTTGTATACAATCAGCTTCAATAAATGTATCCTTAAATAGGGAAGCTGTAAACAAGGTCGGAGAAATGATTCCAAGAATGAGATACCCTTCTTTGCCTATAAATGGAGAAGTATCTTTTGAAGCTGTAAAAACAAACATGAAAGAGGTGGATATTTCTTCATTAATCTTAGGGAAGGGCGATTTAACCTTTGATTTAAAAAGAAAAGCCAGAAATTTTTCTTTGCAATATAAGATAAGCGATTGCTCTTTAATTTCTGTTACTGAAAGCCTTGACTTGGATGGTAACGCGATAATAAACTTTTCTTACCAATTTCCATTAAATAATTCTGGATTAAGGGTATTGGTAATTGGAGAAGACACGGGCGGCGGCGGCGGCGGCGGTGGCGATGGCCCAGTATGTGACTTAGATAATGAATGGGATAATGTTGATACATGGTTAGATGAATGCGATTGGCCACAACCTTAGAACTTGTGTAAAGAAAAACAAAAGCATAAAGAAAAATCTTCCATAAAACTTAGCGAATTTACAGGCTTTTATTATTTAAGAAGTATTAAAATATAAAAAATACTATGGCACAACAAAAATTTACCGTAACCCCAGGAACTCACCAAGACGTACGTGATATTATCAACAGCAATTCTGACGATGCGCAAGCTAGATTATTGTCTCTTGAGACAAGCGGAGTCTCTGGAGAATCTGCATATGAGATAGCTGTTAATAATGGATTTGCTGGTAGCGAAGCTGCTTGGTTGGAATCGCTCATTGGCGCAGATGGACAAGATGGAGTTGCAGGCTCAACTGGCTCTACAGGCCTTACTGGCCCTGCAGGACAAGACGGGACATCTGTAGTGTTAAAGGGTACTGTCGCTGATTTCGCCAGCTTGCCAGCTGGCGCTGCAGAAGGGGATCTTTATATTACTTTAGATACGGGGGACGGTTGGGTTAGTAATGGAACAGAGAGTTGGGGAAATGTCGGTGCAATTCAAGGACCCCAAGGCCCGCAAGGTGAAAAAGGAGATATTGGACTCACTGGGGATGATGGATTAACTGGTCCTGTCGGGGAACAAGGTATACAAGGGGAAAAGGGAGATATAGGAGAAACTGGAGAGAATGGTAATACTGTTCTTAGTGGAGACTTTATTCCGACAAACGAGGGCGTCGATGGAGATTTTTTTATTAGAACAGACACTTTGGAACTGTATGGTCCAAAAACTGCTGTTGGATGGGGAGAAGAGCCGACGTCTTTGGTGGGTTCAACAGGACTAGATGGCTCTGATGGCAATACAATTTTAAGCGGTTTTAGCACACCATTAAATTCAGAGGGAGCAGATGGAGACTTTTTCATTAATACAGAAACCTCTGATTTTTACGGACCGAAATCTAATGGTACTTGGAGCGCTGCTATCTCTTTGCTCGGCGAAGATGGCGCGGGAGTCCCTACTGGTGGAACAACCACTCAAATTATAAGTAAAATAGACGGCGTTGATTTCAATACTGAATGGATTGATAACACTGCCAATAACACTACTTACGATAATGTGGATTCTGGGCTAACGGCGATAAACGTTAAAGACGCAATTGATGAGATTGCTACAGAGATTGCTACAGCTAAAGTTAAATTCTGGTACTTAAACAAAATGGGGGATGAAGTTTCCGCTTTTTCTGGAGACGGTGAAAAGACCGCTTGGGTAGCTCCAGCTGCAGGAGAAATTCATTCTGTTCACAGTGGTTCTTCTACAGCAACCCAAGGAGGAGATATTGTCGTCGATGTTAAAAAACAAGGGTTAAGTATACTTGGTACGCTTGGCGTAATAGCTTCTGGTTTAAATAGCACAACCTCGGGGACACCACATGTACTTACAACTAACCCAACTAGTTTTGCTGCTGGAGATAGAATTTCATTTGAAATTAGCAGCTTTACCGCGACTGGAGGAGCAAAAGGACTTCATACAGACATTCTAATATCTTGGGATTAAAAACTTACTTTTTAAATGATTGTTAATCCATACATTTTCAGTTCCAATTTAGTACCCCTGACTAATACATTAATGTATGATGAGTCTGGCGTAAAGCTTTTTGATATCTTTGGAGAAATCGACACGTATGAATATAATTCCAATATATATCAGGTTGAGATTGGCACATCTTGCACAATTATTGGGAGTTATGCTTTTTATAGTTGCAGTGGGTTAAGTGGCTCGTTTGTTATACCAAGTAGCGTTACGAGTATTGGGAGTAGTGCTTTTGGTTACGATGTACCCATCAGCAATATGTTTGTGGATACCCCTTCTAGCTTTTGGCCTCCTTATCTAGGATCAGGTGGTTTTAATTATGATGCAGCGTTTCTTTTTAATTACAATGCAATTAAAATTCATGTTTCGCCAGATTATTTTGGTGTAGGTTCTAACTATGATGAAAGTTGGAAGGACCTTCAAGAATTATCGAATGCATCTACAATTGTTAACTGGGATTGGTATCCATACCCCGTTCCTAATGAGGACGGACCAGTTGAAAGCACTCTTTATGATATTAGTGACGCTGCTTTAGTTGGTCTTTTCGGACCAATCCCAGACAACTGGAACGATAATAATTCGCCGTATGACGCCACTCGTTTAGAGATCGGTAAATCATGTACGAGTATTGGGAGTTTTGCGCTTAGTAATTGCACCAGCTTAATTGGTTCATTAACTATCCCAGATAGCGTTATAACTATTGGGAGTAATGCTTTTAGTTATTGCACTGGCTTAACTGGTTCATTAACTATCCCAGATAGCGTTACAACTATTAAAAGTAATGCTTTTCAGGCTTGCACTGGTTTAGGCGGTTTATTAACCATTCCGAATAGCGTTGGTAGTATTGAGAGTGCTGCTTTTAGCCTTATCTCAATAAACACATTATCTGTATTAAATGAATTAACAACCATTTCATCTTTAGCATTTTCATCTAATACATTTTTAACAGATGCTTTTTTAGCTCCTTCTTTTTCTTCGGTAGATGGCAGTACATTCACATCATGCAACAACCTAACTAAGGTTTACGCTAAAGACGCCGCTTCTAATGGATACACAATTGGAGTGGGCCAGAGCGTTGGAGGAGAAACAGTTGAAGTACTTAACTGGGATTGGTATCCATACCCCGTTCCTAATGAGGACGGACCAGTTGAAAGCACTCTTTATGATATTAGTGACGCTGCTTTAGTTGGTCTTTTCGGACCAATCCCAGACAACTGGAACGATAATAATTCGCCGTATAACACTGCCACTCGTTTAGAGATCGGTAAATCATGTACGAGTATTGGAAAAAAAGCTTTTTGGGTATGTGACAACCTTACTGGCAGCTTAACCATTCCAGATAGCGTTTTAATTATTGACGACAACGCCTTCACAAGTTGCTTTGGCCTTGACGGCACATTGACCATTGAAAATGGAGTTCAAAGCATAGGAATAGGTGCATTTAGCAATAATGGTTTTACTGGTTCACTGGTTCTGCCAGACAGTTTGGAAACTCTTGGTAGTACTGCTTTTTACAAAGCCAAATTTACAGGTGGATCATTAACTATTCCTGACAGCGTTACTAGCATCGGGCAAAGATGTTTTAAACTTACGGAGTTTACTAGCTTATTGAGTTTCCCAAACAACATTTCTTTTGAAATCATTCCAAACGAATGCTTTAGTACTTGCTCTGCATTAACTGGTCCATTGACTATTCCAGATAGCGTTACGACTATTGGGAGTGGTGCTTTTTACCAATGCACTGGCTTAAGTTCATTAACTATTGGGAATAGTGTTGCAACTATTGGGAGTAATGCTTTTAAGTATTGCACTGGCTTTACTTCATTAACTATTCCAAATAGTGTTAGGACTATTGAAACAGAGGCCTTCCGTGGTTGTGATTTTACTGGTTCATTGACCATTGAAAATGGAGTCACAACTATTGGAGATTATGCTTTTAGTTATTGCGATGGTTTTACTGGTTCATTAACTATTCCAAATAGTGCCGAAACTATTGGGGATTATGCTTTTTATAATTGCGATGGTTTAGATGGTTATTTAGTAATTCCAAATAGTTTTACGAGTATTGGGAGTAATGCTTTTTATAACAATTCTTTTGAGAATATATATATAGATTGTGCGGCTTCATCTTGGACAGGGACAAATGCTTTATCCCTCTCTCAAGCTTTAGCGCCAGTGATTTACGTTAATGATCCTGACCCAGATGCTGCTGGATACAATGCAGCATGGAAAACAGCGCAAGGATTACAAGTGGAAACTATAATTTTAACTTGGCAAAACTACCCAGCTCCAACGCCTAATCCAATTGATCCTGCTCTAACTTACCTTTATGACTCTGGTGGTTCTTTTTTGACTCTTCTTCAAGATGATATACCCAATAACTGGAACGATGGCAATACACCATACAATGCTGATAGAGTTGAGATCGGCACATCATGCACAAGTATTGGTAATTATGCTTTTTCAAATTCTAATAATATGACTGCAGGCTTAGTTATACCGTCTAGTGTTTTGACTATTGGTGATCGTGCTTTCAATCAATGCGATAACTTAACTGGTTCATTAACAATTCCAGATAGTGTTGATACTATTGGGAGTTATGCTTTTAATTATTGCACTGGCTTTACTGGTTCATTAACCATTGAAAATGGAGTCCAAAACATTAGCAGTTATGCTTTTAATTATTGCAATGGCTTCACTGGTTCATTAACCATTCCAGATAGTGTTACGACTATTGGGAGTAATGCTTTTTATATGGGGGTCTTTTTCGGCCCACCTTCTTGGTCTGGAGCATTAACTATTGGTGATGGGATAGAAACTCTTGGTAGTAGGGCTTTTCAGTATTGCTCTGGCTTTACTTCATTAACTATTGGGAATGTTCTTACAAGCATTGGGGATTTCGCTTTTAAAAATTGTAGTGACATTATTCATATATATATCAATTGCGGTTCTGATAAATGGACAGGATCAAACGCTTTACAATTAACGACCGCACTTACAAAGATATATATTAACAATCCTGACCCAGATGCAGCTGGATACAATGCAGCATGGAAAACAGCGCAAGGAGTTGATGTCGGAGTAGTAATTGAGACATGGAACAATTTCCCAGCTTCAACACCAAATCCATAAAACACAAACAATTATTAAATACCAATACCAAAATTCACAACACAATTAAAAATTCTTGTGTATATACTGAATAGGAAGAACTTTTAAAAAACCAAAATGCCTCAAGAAATTTTCATACCAACAGAAGGAGTATCCACCCACCTAGAAGCAAGAAACGTTATTAACAGTAACGCGAATGATGCAGAGGTGCGGATAGCTAATTTAGAGTCTAGATTAGATTTAGAACCTCACAATATTAATTCTTCATATGGAGAAGGAGAAACGTTTTATTTTGGTGGTTCTTCTTATAGGGTTGATGATGGAGCAACATTGAATGTAGGTGAAAGCCCAACAACCAATCCAGAAAAAGTAACCATACTTGATAATGTTGGACTTGACGGAAAAACCGTTCTTAACGGCATCGTCGTTCCGACAACTGAAGGTGTCGACGGAGACTTTTATATTAAGACAGACAGCTCTGACATTTATGGACCAAAGACTGGAGGCTCTTGGGGTTCTGCTACGTCTTTGATTGGTGCCGATGGTGCAGCAGGCGCAGATGGTGCAGCAGGCGCAGATGGTGCAGTAGGCGCAGATGGCGCAGATGGTGCAGATAACGCAACCCTTGAGTCAGTCACAACTAATGGAGCAATAACTCTGAACGATATTCAAGTTGGTAGAATTGCAACATTGCATCCGACCAATGCAGCCAACAACAACGCCGCTACTGGAACTCAATCCGCGTCAATCGGTGGTAGGAGGAACACTGCGAGTGGGACAAGAGCGACCACTTTTGGAGGCACAGATAACACAGTAAGCGGACAAGACAGCACCGCAGTCGGAGGCAACAATCAAGACGTAATTGGCGTTGAGTCGGAGGCTTTAGGTTCAACAAACCTAGTTTTAAACACAAAATACACCTCCGCACTTGGCACAGCTAATAGTGTAGTAGGACTGGCAACTTCGCCAGATACTTCTGTGGAGGCTAAACATTCTGTTATTGTAGGTGGTGAAGCTCAAATAATCGAGGACGCTGCCTACGCTGTGATACTTGGTGGTGAGGCAAATAAAGTTGTAACAACTCATGACAGATCTGTAATCCTTGGGGGCACGAATATTACTACTGACGCATCAGACACGGCATACGTTCAGAATCTCAATATCAAAAGCGGATTCAAAATGCCAACTGGCGCGTCTAATACTTACGTCCTAACTTCAGACGCTAATGGCGTAGGCACATGGCAAGCTGCTGCAGGTGGACCAGCGGGTCCTTCTGGGACTACACTCTCAGGCACTACAGCAAATGCCACTCCAACAGAAATCTTTGTAGATGGAACATCTCCGAATAGGGTAGATGTAGCTACTGGTTCAACAATTACATTTTCTGCTTTAGTCGCTGCAAGATCTGCCACTGAAAGTGCTGGCTATAAGATCGAGGGTGTTATTAAGAACGATGCTGGAACAGCCACATTAGTTGGCGTTGTAGCTAAAACAGTTTTCGCCGAAGAGGATATAGCTTGGGATATTACAGTAACTGCGGCTAATAACGCAATTACCTTTATTGTAACTGGTGATAGTGCTGATTCGGTATCTTGGGAAGTAACCCTCAATAAGATCGAAGCAACCTAAACCATGAGTCAAACATTCAAAGGAGATATAACTAACAATGTAGTCGAGCTTAACTTACAAGCTGGGGCTGATAACATTGGAACTCCTACTGTTGCATATGATGGCACTAATAATGGTGAGATTTCTGTGCAGGTAATGGGGGACGTGGATGAATTCAGTGGTTTTCAAACCGCTGGTTCTGCTATTAAAGGATTAGTAATTGGTACATCATGCACAACTATTGGGAATAGTGCTTTTTATTTTTGCTCTGGCTTAACTGGTTCATTAACTATTGGAAATAGTGTTACGAGTATTGGGAGTTATGCTTTTGGTTTTTGCGTTGGCTTTAACGGTTCATTGACTATTGGAAATAGTGTTACAAGTATTGAGAGTTATGCTTTTAGTGGTTGCTCTGGCTTTAACGGTTCATTAACCATTCCGAATAGTGTTACAAGTATTGGGAGTTATGCTTTTAGTAGTTGCTCTGGCTTAACTGGTTCATTAACTATTCCAGATAGTGTTACAAGTATTGGGGATTATGCTTTTGGAAGTTGCAATAGCTTAACTGGTGATTTAGTCATTCCTAATAGTGTTACAAGTATTGGGATGTATGCTTTTAGTAATTGCGTTGGCTTTGACGGTTCATTAACTATTGGAAATAGTGTTACTAGTATTGGGAGTTATGCTTTTTATGCTTGCGTAAACTTTACATCTGTCAACATTCTAGCGACAACTGCGCCGACAATTAGCTCTAGTGCTTTTTACAACATGATTTTAGTATCCCCAGCAGAAATACATGTTCCAGTTGGAGCAACAGGATACGCCGCATCTTATGACGGATTAACCGTCGTTTACGATCTATAAATAAATTTAAAACAAAAAAACAATATGAAATACGCAATCACAGGTCCAAGAGGGGCAATCTTTAACATAGTAGATGTAGAGCCAACAGACGCTCCACACTATAGCGAAATTTCTGATGCTGATGCAGCTACAGTAGAAGCTAGTGAGGGTGGATTCTTTATCGTTGATGGTGTTCTGCTAACAAGGGATGAATTCAGAGCCGCTAAACAACAAGAAAGATATGAAGCACAAATTACTGAGTTCGGTGCTGATATTGATGGCGCAAAAGCATTCGTAAGAGATCACTTCGCCAGTAAGAGATATGATTTTGAAGTAGGTGGCATTGATTTTAATGGACTAGCAGTAAGAACTGATAGATTTACAGTAGAGAGAATTTACCAAGCAAGATTTTTGGCTAAAGAAGATGCCGCATTTACTACTGATTGGAAACTTGGTGATGGTACATTCCTTACAATCGATGCCCCAACCATTATTGGTTTATCTGATGCTGTAACAGCACACCTTAAAGAAGCATTTACAAAAGAAAAGACCGCAAACACCTCAATCGACGCCGCAACTACACTAGCAGAACTACAAGCGATCACTTGGTAATATGAGTAAAACATACAAAGGAGATGTGACAGGTAATGTCGTTGAGCTTAATTTGCTTGATGCCAACGAAGGCACGTTGCCAAATCTTGGCACTCCTACTGTTGTTACACTTAATACTGGACCGAATGATGTAACGCAAGTTGTTGGGGATATTCCCGCTAACTGGAAACAGGGTGACTCCTCTCTAAAGGGATTAGTGATTGGAAGTTCTTGCACAAGTATTGGGAGTACAGCTTTTGAGGGTTGCACTGGCTTATATGGTTCTTTAGTGATTCCCGATAGTGTTACAACTATTGGGAGTTATGCTTTTCGTTATTCCTCTAACTTAACTGGTTCATTAACTATTCCAAATAGTGTTGAAAGTATTGGGGATGGTGCTTTTAATTCTTGCATTGGCTTTAACGGTTCATTAACTATTGGAAATAGTGTTACAACTATTGGGAGTACAGCTTTTAATTATTGCTCATACTTAACTGGTTCATTAACTATCCCAGATAGTGTTACGAGTATTGGAAATTATGCTTTTGCTTTTTGCTATGGCTTAACTGGTCCATTAACAATTCCAGATAGCGTTACAAATATTGGGAGTTATGCTTTTAGTTATTGCACTGGCTTTACTGGTTCATTAACCATTGGAAATAGTGTTACGAGTATTGGGAGTAATGCTTTTTATGCTGGTAACTTTGATAAATTAGTTGTTGGTAGTGGTGTTACGAGTATTGGAAATTATGCTTTTGGTTCCAATCTTATTCCTGTTGCTTATGCATCTTGCCCTGCATCAGCTTTTGTTGGTAGCGTTGCTTTTTATCAATGCAGTAGCTTAACCACCTTATATGCAAGAGACGCTGTAGCAAATGGCTATACTCTCGGCTCACAATCATTTGAAGGTGCAACATTAACCGTAGCCAACTGGGACAACTACCCTAACCCAATCCCTAACTAACATGAGTAAATCATACACAGGACTAACTACCAACGGAGTAACAGAACTCACCCTACAAGAAGAAGGTGGCAATATAGGAACTCAGACTATTGTTTGGGATGATACATTTAATGGTGAGATCGATCAAGTGCAGGGTGATATACCAGACAACTGGAAGAATGGTGGCGCACTAAAGCAATTACAGATTGGTAGTTCGTGTACGGGTATTGGGAGTAGGGCCTTTTATGGTTGCGATGGCTTAACTGGTAATTTAGTTATTCCAAATAGTGTTACGACTATTGGGAGTTATGCTTTTTATTATTGTCAAGGCTTAACTGGCGATTTAGTCATTCCAGATAGTGTTACGAGTATTGGGAGTAGTGCTTTTGGTTATCTTGGGACAACACCCCTCGGTACATTAACTATCGGAAACAGCGTTGCAAGTATTGGGAGTTATGCTTTTGCTTATAGTTACTTTACTGGCGATTTAATAATACCAGATAGTGTTACTACTATTGGAGATTCTGGTTTTGCTGATTGGGCATTCTCTCATGTTATGTTTAACGGCAATATAGTCATAGGCAGTGGAGTCACATCTATTGGAAGTAGTGCTTTTTATGGAGTGGGAACTACTGCTTTATATATCAATTGCCCAGCGTCATCTTGGATAGGGACGAATGCTTTACTTCAAACCAGTCCTCTTACCAATATATATGTTCACGCTGATTATGTTACTGGCTATGATGCTACTTGGAAAGGTAATCAACAAACATCAGCTACAGTATCAACGTGGACAAACTACCCTAACGTACCATAATTTTTCTTGACTTTTCTTAATTAGTATCTATAATACTAATATATGAAAACAGTTCACTTTACATCTGGTCTTCCTAGAGCTTGCTCTACTCTTCTACAAAACTTACTAGCCCAAAACCCTGAGGTTCACGCCACTGCCACATCTGGCATTCATGAGATTGGTTACATTGCTAGAGACTTCTTTGAAACAGAGGAATTTAAAACATTTAAAAACCCACTAGACGGCGAAAGACAATACCACAATTTCCTTAGAGGAGGTATTAAAAGCGCATTTGATGGCGACACTGATAGACCAGTTGTTGTAGATAAGTGTAGATCATGGATTGGGCATCTTGATCAATTGTTTCAAGTGTTTCCAGATGCTAAAGTATTAGTGCCAGTAAGAGATATTCGTGGTATTCTATCTAGCTTTGAGAAGATGAGGATTAAACATCCATCAAGGTTTGTCGGGGTAGAGAAGCAAAACCCCCAAAGCTGGACAACTGTTGAGAAGAGATCACAGGGATGGCTACAAATGCCGCCACTTGGCATTGCAGTAGAGAGACTACATGATGCAGTAAAGAGACATAAGGATAAACTTCACTTTGTTCATGCAGAAGATCTAACAGCAAACCCAGTAGAAGCAATGAATGCAATCTGGGACTATCTAGAGATGGATAGATTTGAGGTTAATCCACTAAATGTAGAGCAATATACGGATGAGCATGAGCTTGGTTGGCCGTATGGTGAGCATAAGATCCGCAACGTTGTGAAGCCATTGAAGCCAGATTGGCATGATGTTTTGGGTAGAGAGTTCTCAGATCAGATTAAACAGTCGTTTGATTGGATAAATGAGCTTTAGTTTATTGTGTAGCTATATTTTTTGTTTTTGCGTGTATTATACTATAAGATGTCATGTGATACAGAAAAAATAATCATACCTATAAAAAGGGGTTCTACATTTGAGCAGAGCTTGTCTATTACAGACGAAAACGACGATATTGTAAATATAAGTGGCTGGTTAGTAGAAAGCGACCTAAAAGCTTCGTTAGACGAAAACGCTCTTCTTTCCTTTTCTGTTGATGATTCTTTGTTTGTTAGCGGAATAGCTACTATATCTGCTTCTCCCGCAGAAACCCTTGCTTTACCTGCTGATTTTAACCTTCTTTTTGATGTTAAATTGACTGATCTAAGTGGTGATGTCAGTTATACAGAAACAATGTACCTAAGAACAAGCAAACACATAACAGACTAATGGCTGAACCAATTAAAATTACCTTGGGTAGCTTGGATGGTTCTATAAAAACCGCAAAAGTTATGAATAAGTTAGCTGCTAGCGCAGTTACTTCTGTCGCTGGTAGGGTTGGAGATGTTGTTTTGAGTCAATATGACGTTGGTCTTGGCAACTTAAACAATACTTCCGATTTAAATAAACCAATAAGCACAGCGACTCAAGAAGCTCTAGATAATCTTTTGGTTTCAGGGGTTAATGTTAATGCGGATTGGGACTCTACGGGTGGTTATTCCGAAATATTTAATAAACCAACACTAGGAACAGCCTCTGCTTCGGATACAGGTGATTTCGCCACTTTTTCACAGGGTTCTTTAGCTGATTCTGCTTTACAAAGCATTTCTTCAAATACTGGCGTAATAATAGACGACAGTGACCCAACAAACATAATAATTGATGTAACTGGTGCAATTGGCCCACAAGGACTCATCGGCCCTAGCGGAGAGCAAGGACTTCAAGGCGACATCGGTCCTATCGGACCCACTGGCGAAGACGGCATCCAAGGCATCCAAGGCATCCAAGGACTTCAAGGAATCGCAGGT